TTGGATAAAACTGTCCGTCTTCGTTATTTAAAATTAATGGTAAAGCATCCGGCCAATAATCGTTATAATTTGTTGAAAATGCATATGATTCATCTTTAATTAACCATTCACTAGTTTGGTCCGATGGAGTTTTAAAATGCCCGTATTCTCTTACGTTCGGTATCAAGTAATCGGCGTTTTGTCTAGCCCTCTCTAATCCTTGATCATTTATGTTAAATCTAAATCTATAACAACCTGACGTTGCGATACCTTTATTTGGATCATTTGTGATTTCATTTTCCCCAAACTCATTTGTAATAACAAAATCCATGTTCATTACAATTGGTATTACAAACCCTCCATCATCTGGTACATCTTCATCAAAATTAAGATATTGTAAATATGGTCTATTATATTCATCTTTAGTTTGGCTAAATCTTATAGCCTCAACCTTTGCTGATTTCACAACTAAATCACATTTTCTACCCATTTTCTTTCTTGGGGTACAATTTTTATTAATTGCATTTTTAGCACTATCGGTGTAAGTTCCTCCTATTAGATATGCTCTCGGTAATATATTAATTCCTTTATCTGATAAGTCGAAATCGGTTCTTGATATACCAATTTCACATAATTCTTCATTACCCCAAAATGGATAGACTTCAATGATTTTATCAAATGTTACTATTTGAGGTAATGAATCAATATCCTCTGAGGATTTAAAACTATATTTATTTTTAAATTGATCCAAACCAATTCCCATTCTTTGAAAATCATTTGGTCTTAATGAAAAACATCCTATATCTGATAAATCTACATCGACGTGAATCGTTTGAACTCCAATTGGTACTCCCCATATCATAAAATCTCCTGAACCGTTTGTTTTTACCGTAAATTTATAATATTTCTCATAAACCTCTAAAACCTCTTCTCTCCCTAAAATATCGCTTTGATCGGGAAATGTACCTGTGGGATCGTGTCCACCATGTTGTTGTCTTGCTGGTAATAAATTGTACCTATAATTGTTATCATCTTTATCAGTAACCTCTTTATATGGATATAATTTTGATATTACAGGATCTTCTTCATCTTCGGTGGCTAATGGTATAAAAATAGAAACACGAGCATTTCCAAGTCCAAAACCATTGTTTGCGGTAACTCTACCACAAACAACACCATAATCTGAACATATTGATGTATATACTTCTGATTGTGAGAATTTTAAAGATAAAATCTCTAATACATCAAAGTCTTGTTTTAATTCGACCGTAATCTTTTGGTCTACCCCTAAATTGGTCGAAATTCTATGCTTTTGTATCATTCTTATAATAAATAGAAACTATGTGATTTTCTATATATTATAACGAAAAAACATTTTAAAATGTAGCCGTTCCTAATGTTTTAACTCTTACTTGAATATCTTTATTAGGGAATCTAATTTGAAAAATTTGATTTGACTTCATAAAGACGATATTATCAGATTGTGCAATTTCTTTAGTTGTGGCATCTCTATATGGTTGTGAAACCTCAGCTGACGAATATTCACCACCTATTTTATTATAAACTCTAATATCAATTATATTTACAACACCTGAAACTCCACCAATTATTTTATTTAATGCTCCAACAAATAATGGGTCTCCCATTTTACGTTTACCATAATCAAAATATGATATTACATCTTCAATTACCGTTTGAACAATATCTGTTTGATTTGCGTTTTTATCAATGTTTAAGTCAATCTGTAAACCCATATCAATCACCTCACCACTAACAATGTCAATATAGTCATTTATCATTTTATATTCCGATAGATATGATAATATATTGGATTTCAATGTATTAGAAACTGTGTCAGTTAAATTACCTTGATCATCATATGATAATAATTTAACTCGTATTTTATTATCTTCTTCCATTACGTTAACCTTTGCCGGCGCTCCGTATGTTGATGGCATTGTTTCTATTAATGATTTATAATCATTTAATGTAACGGCTCTATTTTGTGCAGCAAAATTGTAGGAAACCATATTACGAATTTCTTCGATTGTTGGTGCATCGGCACCTCCGACTGCTGGTGTGATATTATTTACCCTTAATGATTGAACTACTTGTGAATTATATGAAGCCACAGGTCCTGAAACAATAAATTCAACATCATCTACATTTGTTATTGCATTAACCCCTAAATTACTGTTTTTACCACCACCCACACGATATTTTACAAATAAAGTCGTGTTTAATTTTGGTGTTGCACCTAAAGATAAATTATTAAGATAACTAGCTAAATTAACTTTTAATTGACCTGTCATGTAGTTATCCAAATTATCTAATGGATTAACTGTACCCGATCCAAAAGTTAATGAAAAATAATTTTCAGGTGTATATTCAGTTACAAATTTATTATTAACATCAATAAATGTTCCGGCCGTGAAGTTATTTGTATCTGATACGGCGGTAGGGTCAGGTATGAAAACTTTATCTTGCATTAATGATTTAACTTCATACCATTTATTCGTTGTACTTGAAAATTCAGTTGACGTTGGGTTACTTGCAAATGTAGTTCCATCTTTATGAATAACTGATGTTACTCCCAATACATTTTGTTCTGGTAAGTATAGTTTTAAAAATGGTTTTTGGTCAATTTGATTAATAACTCTTCGATATATCTTAGTAATACCATTAACCACAGGTTCTCTTTTTGTGATTGTATATGATATTGTCTTACCATTTACATCAAAATTAGGAATTTTTAATCTGTTTGGTTCTCCTTTCTTATTAAACGGAATTGAAAAATCGATGTCATCAATAGTTTCAAAAATTTGTCCTCCTCCTGAAACTTGAGCCCCTGCCTTTAATAATCCCAAATATCTAATATCCTCTTTGTCTCCTCTCACGTTTACTGTGATTGAAAAATCACACAATGCAACTGATGGTCTAACGCCTGGTAATTTTAAACCATATGTTTTGGCAATATGAAATAACGATTGTTTTTGTTGTGCGAAATCTAACATAGTTTCTTGCCAAACTCTATCGATATGAAAGTGTAAATTATCTGCGACCGCGGCATTAATATCTAATAATACAGAATATATTGAGGCATCGTTAAAATTACTTATTAAATCAGGATAGTAATTTTTAGTTAATGTTACCAATTCATCTCTTAGTCCTTGGAAATCTCTAGTTGCGTATGATATTTGTTTGCTCATCTTAAATGTTTAAAATTATAAAATCGGATGTTGAAAATGATCCGTTATTTACACTATATTCTATTTTAACAACAGCGGTGTAAGGTTTTGTTGATTCTTCAGAAACTCTAAATAATCTCTGATCTTCATCTTGTGATACACTTCTATGTTGATCCGTGTCATCCTCGGCTGACATTATTGATATATTTGTTATTTCTAAATTTGGAATATATTTCTTTACTCCTTCTCTTATTTCTTCCTCAATTAAATTATGTGTGATAAAGTCATTTTGGTCAAAAATGTATTCATATATTCTAGTACCAAAATCTGGCAAAAAATACCTACTACCTTTCTTTGTTAAAATAAGATGTATTAGGTTAGCTCTAACTTCTTTTTCAGGGATTTCTGTCATGTTTAGATAATCTCCCTTTGAACTGTCTCTAAATGGATATTCAATACCGTATCTTGTCGCCATATTCAATAAATATAAACAAACACAAAATGGTTATGTATCCTCTTTTATTTTTGAATTCCCTTTTATTATATGTGGGGGGTCGTATGGACAATTTGCACATCCGTTGGAACAACAATACCCTCGTTTTTGTAAAAACAAAGAAGTCAGGACCATAAGCCCCGACTTCTCATCTATGTAATAATCTACCCCTTCTTCTAATTTCATTAGATACTTGTCACATCACATTGTGCTCCACTACAAGCTTGTGCTGCATAATCAGAAATACTCTTGTATTGTGGTTTATCCAAAATTTCACCGAAGTTTACTTCTTTGAATTGACGAGTGATAGTCTCCCACTTATAGAATAAATGAACGTCTTTTAAACAATAAACCATTTTCTTCATATCTCCTTTAAAGTAATTCTTTGCAAATTTCTTCGCTCTTGAGATC